AAAGCAAATAGTAGAACAACTAAGGAGGTTAGGTGTAACTGTATTACATACTCACCAGCTTAAAAACTGCTTTGATATTTTGGTGGGTTACGAAAAAAAGAACTACGCTTTTGAAATTAAAGATGGAAGCAAGCCGAAAAGCGCAAGGAAGTTAACGGAGGGTGAACAAAAGTTCTTTGACGGCTGGTTAGGACAAGTTGATAAAGTTGAAAGCATTGAAGATATATGTCGAATAATAGGTATAAAACTTTTGTAAAATGGGCGATTACGACTTGATGCCTTTTGGCAATTATGAAGGCTGGGAACTGGGCGATGTACCAGCTGAATACTTGTTAAGCATTCTTAAAGACGGCAAAGCGAAAGGCGAACTAAAAGAATACATTGAGGATGTTAAAGATATCTTGGAGTTAGAAATGAAAGGTAAATTGAATTGATATGGAACTATATTTTGTAAGAAGCGAAACAATAAGCACGACCGACAAAGATTTTATCATTAAGCATGAAGCAATGATTATCGCGCTAAATCAACTTAAAGAAGAAGGAGGAGAAGCCGCTATAATCACCAAGAAAATGATAACAAGCAATACTTACACGCTTGTCTGTCTATACTATGGAGCGGACACAAGCGCAGGTGATGTTGATATCAATAATTGCTTTCCTGAGGAGTTGAAATATGAGTATTACGATGCCTTTACCAGTGCAAGAGAAAAGTTTAATCATTACGGGAAAGGAATAAATTGAAAGCCCAAATAAATAGCAAGATAGTTAACGGAAAATGCACGACGAACAAAGCGAGCATATCAAAAGCCTTTGAGCAATTCGAGGGCAAAGAAATAACGATTACCATTGAAAAGAAAAGAAGGAAGCGAAGCAACGAACAGAACGCGTATCTATGGGGGTGTGTTTATCCTTTAGTTAAAATCGGATTCTTTGAAAGTTACGGAGAGGTATTTAGTATCGAAGAGGTTCACGAAATATTGAAGATGAAGTTTAATAGCATCGATTTAATAAACGAAGATACTGGCGAAGTGGTAGTAGCACCAAAAAGCACAACTAAGAACAGCAAATTTGAACAAGAACAATACCATGAGCATATAAGAAACTTTGCAAAAGAATGGTTTAATATTTATATACCGTTGCCGAATGAAGAAATTTTTATAAATTCGTAAAAAACAAACGAATGAGCGGAAATTTCGATGCAGAGAAAAGAGTGTTAATTGACAAGATGCTGAATGATTGCATTGAAGATATGACCAGGGAGAAGGTAAATGAGTATTACGAGTATATAAGGGACAAGTTCTATATTTACAATTTGCCTAAAGAATGCGATTTAATGCACGTATTAAAACAAAGGTTTTACGGTAGGGGTAAATGGTGGATGATAGACTGCCCGATTAACAAGTTGAAAATAATACAAGCGAAACGAGAAACATACAAACGACCTTACTTTATTGAGGTATTAAAACAGATAGGGTAGGTGTTTTGACACTTTATATTAGAAACAAACAAAAACAAACATAAAATGAAAAAGGAACAAATTAAAAAAGGGATTAAAGTAATCCATAAAAAAGAAAGAAAAGAAATAATAGAAGTGGTTCACGTTTACGATGGTGGGTTTATTGGCAAATGTGGAAAAACAGAAAAGCCTTATTCGCCTATAAGCGATTACACTGCTTATAGCCCTTTTGAATCATTTAAAACATTTATTATTCAATCTATAAGCGCAAACGGAATACCATTTCAAAGGGTGCAAAGATACATGAGTATTGAAGACGCTAAAAAAGATTTTGCTGGTTTAGAGGTTGATATTTACGAAATAAAACAAATAATTGAAGTAAAATGAACAGAAAATTAAAAGCAGTAGTGCAAACGGTCTTATTTACAGCCTTAATAGGTTCGTTGGTGTCGTTATCTTATCTTACCAACTGGAAGGTAGGAGTAGCAGTTTACACGCTTATATCATTGCATTACTTATTAGCGAAAGATGAAAAGTAAAGAGGCAGAATATTACGCAACGATAGTTAAAGAGGCTATCAAGGAAGTAAAGAAACGTAAAGTAAAGAAAAAGAAATGAGCGAGTTAACGATAATAAAGTGCATAGTATGCGAGTCTGTTATAGACCATGCGGAGGTGTTTTGTTATAAATGTGGGGTGGTGTTGATAAGTCCACTATAATAGTGAAAAAATAGTGATATGGCTAAGTTTGAGAAAGGACATAAAAAAAAAGGTGGTAGAGAAAAAGGAATTGAAAACAAAATCACGCAAGACGCGAGAGAATTGTTTATTAGTATAATGGAGGGCGAAGTATGCCACGTTCAAAAGGCATTAGCTGATGTAAGAAATGAGGATTCAGTAAACTATCTAAGACTACTAACTAACCTATTCCCTTACTTCATACCGAAAAAGACAGACGTTACCACAAACGGCAAGGATATTAATATGACAGATAGTAAGCCATTTCACGAATGGGCGGACGATGATAAAGCAGAATAAGAAATACAAAGAACTTTACACTACCGATAAAAGATATATCATCATAACGGGCGGAAGGGGTAGCGGTAAATCCTTTCACGCAAATACAGCCATGTGTTTGTTAACCTATGAGCAAGGGCACAGAGTATTGTTTACTCGATATACAATGTCAAGTGCTGAAATATCTATTATTCCTGAGTTCACCAATAAGATTGAACTGATGAATAAAGAAGCTGATTTTCACGTAAACAAAACAGAGATAACAAACAAGGTTACTGGTAGTGAAATAATCTTTAGAGGCATCAAAACAAGTTCGGGCAATCAAACAGCTAACCTAAAAAGTATTGCCGATGTTACAACGTGGGTATTAGATGAAGCAGAAGAGTTGATAGATGAAAGCATCTTTGATAAGATAAACCTATCGATAAGAACTAACAAAGCAAAGAATAGGGTTATAATGGTTCTCAACCCGTCCAATAAAAAGCATTGGATATACAAAAAGTTTTTTGAAAAGCACTTATCATTTATAGAGATTGATGGCGTTAAGATAGAAACAACCACCCACCCTGATGTGTTGCACATTCATAGTACCTACTTAGATAACATCAATAACCTTTCTGCATCGTTTATTAAAGATGTGGAAGAGATGAGAAAAACAGACTTTAACCACTATTGCCACGTTGTTTTAGGTCAATGGCTCGGTAGGTTAGAGGGCGCGTTGTTTGTTGAAGATACTTTTAGATACTTCAAAACATTGCCTGAGCATAAGCCCGACAGCGTACTTGGTTATGTCGATGTTGCCGATGAAGGTAGCGATTACCTATGTGCGTTGTGGGCGAAGATATACGACGGCAAGATATACATCACAGACGCAATATTCACGCAAGACACAATCGATGTAACCTGCCCGATGGTATCATCTAAGATAAAGGAGTTGAATGCTGACTACACTCGAATAGAGGCAAATAATCAAGGCAGCGGTTTCATTCGCTTACTTCGTCAATCGGTGCAAGAGGATAAGGTGTTGAGTATTAAGAACACCGCAAACAAGCACACGCGTATATTGATGGCCTACCACATCATTAAAAATAAATTCGTGTACGTTCACCCTGAGAAGCAGACAGATGAATACAGAGCAATGATGCAGCAGATATACGAGTATAAGAAAGACGGTAAGAGTAAGCACGACGATGCACCTGATGCGATGGCTGGGCTGGCGAACTTCATACAAGCCTTACTGCCGCACATCTTTGAATAAAAAAAATTACCAATTACTTTTATAATTAATTTTAAAAAAAATTATTCAAATGAGTTATGTATCTAATTTAGTGGCTCGCATGTTCGGGCTTAGCACCTTCAACGGTATGTACTCAACATCTATTTACGACCGTAAGAATCCCATTCTTATTGATACGGAAAATAAGCTACGAATTTACAACACCATTCCTCATCTTCAATCTGTAATTAACCAGTTAGCTGATATGTTCAAGAACATGGAGATAAAGCTATACGACAAAAAGACTGGTGAGGAGATTAAAGAGCACGAAGTATTAAACCTATTGAATAGACCTAACCCGTTAAGAACGCGCGAGGAGTTTCTATTTGAATACTATGTGTTTAAGTCGGTGTTCGGTAATGCTTTCATATACGAGATTAAAGGACTGCCAAGCGCGTTACCTTCGTTAATGTGGAACTTACTACCAAGCGATGTTGAGGTTATTCCAACGGGTAAGCTATACAATCAAACAACGGTCGATGGAATTATTAAGTCTTATAAGGTATATGATCAAGGCACTTACTTTAATGTGCAGCCTTCCGATATGATATATAAGAATGAGGGAGTGGGTGGTAACCTTATAACATCGCAGAGTAAGATTGATTCATTGCAACTACCTTTATCAAATATAATAGGTGCATTAAAAAGTGAGAACGTGTTAATAGTTGAACGTGGTGCAGAAGGTATATTAAGCAATGAAAGCCAAGCCGATGGCGGTGCGATACCTTTAGGCAAAGAGGAACGCGATAGAATAGAACGTGAGATGCAAAGAAGCTACGGCATATTTGACGGGCAGAAGCGTAAGATAATTACCAATAGTTCTTTGAAGTGGCAGCCGATGACT